TCGCAGTGAAGGCCAGCGAGTTACTGAAGAACGGTAAGGTTGCGGTGAAGGTCGCTGAGGTGCGTCAGGCTGCCGCCGAGCGAACCAACGTGACCGTGGATCGCGTCCTCCGTGAGTACGCCCGCATCGCGTTCGCTGACATGCGGAAGTACGCCTCTGTCGGCCCTGGCGGCGTGAGGCTCGTGGACTCTGAGGATTGGACTGACGACGACGCTGCTGCGGTCGCTGAGGTGGCCGAGAGTACGTCGAAGGATGGCGGTAGCATCCGCTTCAAGTTGCACTCGAAGGTGTCCGCGCTCGACTCCATCGCCAAGCACCTCGGGATGTTCGTGGAGCGCAGCGAGGTTGATGTGACGATGCGGGTGGAAGCCCTCGCCGCCGTCGCCACCATGACGCCCGAGCAGTTGCAGCAGATCGCTGAGGCGTTCCGTGGCAGTCGCTCCTGACCTCCTCGCGCAGACCGTCGGTGAGTTGGCGACGCTCACCGTCTGCCGTGAATCCTTCCCCGCGTTCCTGCGCTGGTGTCGCATCCGCTCAGACGATCCGCTGCACCCCGGCATCATCGACCTCGACCCGTGGCCATTTCAGGTGGAGCGTGCCGAGGCGTGGCAGACCGGGCAGTCAGAGGTAGACCTCAAGGAACGGCAGCAGGGGTTTTCGCAGGTCCTGGTGGCCCCGTACCTGTTGTGGCGGGCGATGTACCACGACTGGGCGTGCGCCTATCTGAGCAAGGGCCAGCAGGAGGCGCGTGAGGAGGTTTCCCGCGTCAAGAGCATCTACGAACTGCTGCCGGAGTTCCTGAAGACCCCGGCGACGTTCCGTGCTGACGACGCTGAGTGGGGTACGGGTGGCAGAATCCTGGCCTTCCCCTCGACCCCTTCGGCTGGTGTCTCGTACACGCTCCAGTTGTGCGTGATGGACGAGGCTGCGTTCCACCCCTACGGGTATCAGAACTACGCGGCGATCCGTCCTGCCGTGGCTCGGGGACAGACGATCATCCTTTCCACGGCTGACCCGGAACTCGGGCCGGCTGGGTTCTTCCACGATATGTACTGGGCGAGCAAGCGTGGCGAGACGGGGTTCACCGCCGTGTTTGAGGCCCGCAGACGCCCAGACCGTGACGCTGACTGGTACGCGCGTGAGCGGGCGGCGTATGCGGGGCAGGGTGAACGGTTCCAGGCGTTCTACCCCGAGACTGACGCAGAGGCGTTCGTCGGTCGTTCTGGCCTGGTGTACCCGATGTTCAGCGAGGCGCGTCACGTGGTCTCGAAGCATCCGTGGGAATGGGCGGCGAGCAAGCGCAAGGTGGCGGGTGTGGACTGGGGTGGCGGCGACCCGTCGGCGATCACGATGCTGGGCATGAGCGGCAAGCAGGACGTGCATCAGTTCGGGGAGTTCTACCAGCGAGGGCCGGTGTCGGTGTACGACATGGCCGCGTTCATCTCAGCGTGGGAAGGGCCCGGTGAGGTGATGTGCGACCCGTCTCAGGGCGTGGCGATCGAGACGCTTGACCAGGCGCTGAGTGGCACGGGCTGGCGGGCACGGAAGGCCGACAACAAGCGTTCTGAGGGCATGGAGAGCGTGGCGTTCCTGTTGGAGACCGACCGGCTGACGATCCATGCGGGGTGTGTGGACTCGGTCGCTGAGTTCCCCGGCTACCGCTGGCGAGAGTCGGTAGACCCGAACTCGAAGGAGCGATACGCGACTCACACTCCGGTAGACCACCACGCGGACGCCCACGACGCCCGCCGGTATGCTTGCGTGGAGTTGATGGCGCACCTCAGACAGTATGCGTCGATGCCGAAGACCAACACAGCAGGTAAGCCGCTGGCCCGGTACGCGGTCTAGGAGACAAGCATGAGTGCATACGTGTTCGACGGTCGGTGGTGTTTCTCGTGCAACTTCCGCCGCAACGAGTACCGGCACCTGAAGCAGTGTGTCCCTCAGCGGTACTGGCCGCCCGAGTCCGAGTGGGCTGACAACCAGCCGAGGGTCGAGCGCCTACCTCAGCGCATCGGCATCTACCCGCGGTCCGTGTACGAGCGGGCGTTCCCCGCTGTCATGGAGCGGCCTCGGGTGATCTCGGATCAGACCACCCGAGTGGAACCTGACGATCCCTCGCTCCCTGAACTGGACGAGATAAACGCCCGTCTCACGTCGGCGGCGATGGAGGGCGTGAACCGTCACGTTGGTGCTCCTCATGGAAGTCGCGGCGACAGTCTGACGATCCGTGCGTACGCTCCCCCAGACATCTCGGATGAGGAAAAGGCCCGCATCCTCGCCACGATCTGCGAGTGCGGCTACACCGTCCCTGCGACATCGAAGAACCCCCCAGCGGCGATGAGGCTGCACCGGGCCAAGAGCAAGGCGCACAAGCATGCATGACCTGACGCAGAAGGACGTGCAGCGATACCTCAGCCGTGGGCGGCGGGAGTTCGCAAAGGCGATGCTGCGTTCGCGCGTCTGCCGTGCCCTCGTTGAGCGTGACGGGGTGTCGGTGGGACAGAACCTCGTCGGCACCACCCTCCCTGACCCGTTCAGCCGGTCGTCCCTGGCGATCCGCGCGATGGTGAGTGAACCGGCGCAGGCGTCGATCCACTACGCCTCGCGGTTCGCGGCGAACCCTCCGGTGCCCGTGGTGATGCCGCTGACCCCGAAGGACCACCTGACGAACCGTCTGGACAAGTTGGCGGGCGACCAGGAGTTGTTCGACGCGATGCTCCTCGACGAGATGGGCATCGGCGCGGGCAACCGAGACAACCAACGCCGTGCGGGGATGGCGCAGGCGATCACGGAGACAGCGTTCTACGTGATCATGCCCACCGACCTCGCCTTCGGCGTCCCTCCCCGTGACTACTACACGGAGGAAGAGGCCGAGAAACTGCGCGCTGAGGGCAAGGTGTCGTGGGCTCGTTCCCCGAGGGGATGGGCGGAACATCCCGACTCGTGGAAGGAGCGCAAGAAGCGTGCGGCCCACGACCGGGTTACGAGCGGTGTGAACCTCTTCACGCTTGAGGTGTACCCCCGCGACCAGGTCTACAAGTGGGAGGACTCAGATGGGATCATGGCTGCCGCCATCATCCGCGAGATCCCCTCTGACTCCTGCGGGCCGGGTTCTGACCTCGCCCTGGCAGCGGCGAAGCGGGCCGGCGTCCCTCCGGACGATCAAGGTCTGTACGGGCTGTGGCGGAACGGCAAGGGTCAGATCGTCGGCGGCGTGGAGAAGGGCGGCCCGGTCAACTGGGGATATGACCGTTCGGGGTCGTGGACGCTGATCCAGTTCTACACGCGCGAAGAGTTGATCGTGATGGTCTCGTCGTCGGGGGACACTGACGGCGGGAAGGAGATATACCGCGTCAAGCACGGCTGTGAGGAGTTGGGCCGTCCAGCGTGCCCGGTGGTGGAAGCCCCCGCGATGCGGATGGACGTGAACACGCCGGGGCGAGACGTGATCGGGCCGATGAGCGCCGTGTTCGCATGGGCTCCGCTCGTGAACCAGTTGCTGACGCTGTTCAGCAACGCTGGCGTGTTCAACATGATCCCGCGCTGGGTGATCGAACTGCCCGAGGGCGGGCTGATGCGTGACGACGACGGGAACATCAAGTTCGTGGACAACGGGCCGGTGCCGGGGCTCGACCCGAAGGAGGCAGCGGCCTATCCGGGGACGCTCAGGCAGCTCAGGATCGAGGACGACGGGCTGTTCCGGACGTTGCTCGACACGTACCTGGTGAAGATCGCCGAGGCGATGCCGTCCCCGGCGACGACGGGTACGGCGAAGGAGACTGGTACGGCGTGGCTGGCGCAGCAGAACATCCAGCAGAGCCAGTTGACCTTGCAGGAGCCGGTGGACAACCACCGGAACGCCGTGAAGCGCATCCTCTGGCGGGCGCACGCATGGCTGCGGAAGTTGGACTCCCCGGTCTGCTTCTTCAACGCCCCGTCCGGTGCGTATGACGAGCGCGACTACCGAGGGATCGTGGAGTTCGACCCGCGCGACCTGACGGACTCGATCGAGGTGAAGCAGGGGCTCGACACGCCCGACGAGAAGGTCGTGAAGTTGCAGATCGGGCTGGACTTGCTCGACCGTGGCCGGATCACCGAGCGTCAGTTCTACGACGAGTACGCGGATTCGAGGGATGCCCGTGAGAGCATCATCGGGGCGAGCCAGCAGATGATCGTGGACATCGTGATGGGCCGCCGTCCAGCGGTGCCGGGGACGCTGCCCGAGCAGGTGGCGCAGATCGTGCAGGGCCGTGTGCATTACCGCGCACTCGCCGAGGTGGACAACTATGCCCTTGCGACGAGTGACGGGATGGCCCAGCAGGCGAACGCCCAGGCGCAGCAGCAGACCGCGCAGGCGCAAGGCGGGAGCATCCCCGGCATGGGCGGTGCGGTGACTGAGGCCGCTGGCATCCGTAGGCCGGGAGTCGGCATGGCTCCGACCCTTCAAGGCCAGGTGGGCAAGCAGTTCCAGCAGGCACCGACGATGGGACAGGCGGGGTTCGCATGAGTGCGGGGTTCGGGACAGCCGTCGATCCTGAGATGATGAACGAGGCCATGAAGCGGGCCGAGGACGAGTTGCTGTGGCGCTACGAGGCGCTGATCCCACGTAACGTCGGCCCTGACGGGATGACGTATGGGTCGCAGCCGATGGACAGAGGGTCGCGGATCGAAGCGTTCCTGTGGCGGGTCTCGACGGGATCGCTGGACATCTTGCAGGGCGTGAGCCCGCCCGTGTTCAAGCGTTATGTAGACGAGTTCATCGACGACGTGAGCAAGAGCCCGATGTACGCGCAGAACCCGCAGATCGACCGCCTGAGACGGCAGTTGCAAGCGCAGACCGTGGTTACCGAAGGGGTGATGTGATGGAGACCTACACGAACCCGTCCACGGGCGTCACGTACACGAAGCAGTCCGATGGGACGTGGCGAAGCGCGAGTGGCTCCACGGTCTCGCAGTCCGCCATCACGGCGATGCAGCGCCAGGGCGGTTCTACTGATGACACGAAGCCGATCTTCCGCACCTTCAACGACGGTTCTCAGCGTCGCTCGACTGACGGTGGTGTGACGTGGACGGTGATCGACGCTGCCCCGAAGCAGGAGCAGCGCCAGCGTGACACAAACCTCGGCAACGGTGTGTACCAGGAGTCCGACACGGGGGCCTACTACACGTTCGGCCCCGGCGGGTCGATGAGCGGTGATAAGCAATACATCACGCAGTCGGAGGCGAAGGAAGCCACTGACCCGCAGCAGTCCTCTGGTGGGTCAGGGAATGCGACGGCGTGGGCGAACTACAACGCGCGGATCGCCGAGATGGAACTTGATCGGCAGGAGCTCGAACAGCGCATCAAGCAGGACGCGCTTGACTACCAGTTGTCGCTCCAGAAGCAAAACTTCTTCGAGGAAGAGGCGATCTTCAACCGGGGCATCGGGAACGAGCAGATCGCCTTGCAGAAGTCTGACCTCGCGTTGCAGGCGCAGGGTCAGGCGCAGGACTACCAGTTGTCCGTTGCGACCATGTCTCAGCAGCGCGAGGTCATCAACGCGCAGATGCAGAACGAGACGGCGATGTTCAACGCCTCTCAGCAGGCCGAGACCTCCCGCTTCAACTCGCAGATGGGGTTCCAGGTCGAGCAGGCCAACGTCGCGGCGCAGCAGCGCAAGCAGGAGACCGTCCAGCAGTATTCGCGGGACATCGGGAGCCTGTCGCAAGACCCTGGCGACCGTGCCGCGCTGGCTGCCTATGTGCTGGCGAACACCGGCTACGGCAGGGCGGCGCAGACCGAGGGGCAAGACCTCCGCACCGACGAGAGCCTGACGGGGTTGGAGTTGGCGCTGAGGAACCGTGAGGACGTGATGGCGTCCCCGGACAGGCCGTTCACGTTCAACCCCGTGTCGTTCAACCCCATGCAGGCTCCGCAGTTGAGTCCGCTCCAGTTGCCCCCGATCCCGAAGATGCAGAGCGGCCAGAGCGACGGCCTCGTGAACCTCGCGCTCACCCCACAGGAGCAGGCTCAGTCGCGGCTGGATGAGGCCACGGCGCTCGGCAAGGAGACCGAGGGGTGGACGGTGGACGAGTCCGGGCGGTACAGCGCAGGCAACCCGTTCGCGAACCTCCCGAAGAAGGAGGCTGGCGGCGTCGTACAGGGTGCGTTCATCGCCGGGGACTCCAGTGACGGCAAGGAGAACGAGGAGGTCGTCATCCCTGACTTCCCCGCACCGGGGATGACCACGGTGGTACCGAAGGGCAAGTTGACGGCGAAGATGAAGGCGCACATGGCGGGGATGCAGAAGATGGAGACGGGCGGGGTGTTCACCTCGGGCGTCTTCGGTGGCCTCGGTTCCGACCGTACACGGTCGCAGTCGTTCCTCGACGAAGTGGAACAGCGGATGCGTTCCGGCACACCGTGGGCGCAGGGCAACCTCCCTGACCTGAGTTTCGAATCCACGCCGGGGTTTGACCCGTTCGTGAGTTCCCTGCTGCAAGGGCTCCGGTCGTCCGCGCAGGGCCTCCCCGTGGCTTGGCAGCAGCGACAGCAGGCCCTCCTGACGCCACCGGGCATCAGGGATGGGGTCGTGTCGAGGACGCGCTAGATGGGTGACCTGAACGCCCAATGGGCGGCTGTAATGACGCTGGTGCTGGTCTCCGTGGCATGTCTGGCATGGCCGCGAGGGAGGCGATAGATGCGCGGAACACTCGAAGAGCGCTTCTGGTCGAAGGTCGATCGTCAAGGCTTAGAAGAGTGCTGGCCGTGGACGGGAGCGAAGCGGAACGGTTACGGGAGAATTCGGAGCACTGAGGGGAGGTTTCTCAATGCAAACCGTGTCTCCTACGAACTTCACAACGGCTCGATCCCCGAAGGCCTGTTCGTCTGCCACCACTGCGACAACCCGCCGTGTGTAAACCCGTCACACCTGTTCCTCGGGACGCCGAAGGAGAACACCGGAGACATGGTTTCGAAGGGCCGGTCGGGAAGCCACAGGGGCGAATCCAACGGGCGGGCGACTATCACCGAGGATGACGTGATCGGGATACGCATGGCGCGTTATACAGGGACACCTACAAAGGTACTGGCGGCTCTGTTCCGGCTGCACGTCGCCACGGTTAGTGACATCTGCAATGGTTCGCTGTGGGCGTCTATCGGTGGGCCTCTTACAAAAAAGCATCGCCCTGACCCTGAGTGCACTGTGGAAGGGTGTTCACTCCCTCATCGCGCCAGAGGGTTATGCCGTAAACACCACAGTCGCTTCTTGTATTGGGCTAACCGGGGTGCAGTGTAATGGCAAAGTATGAGACGGTCGATTCCCGTCTTGCCCGTCAGGCGTGGGCGAAGACGCGGTATCAGGAAGCGACGTTCGCGACGCCTGACGAGATCATGCAGGTGGACTCCGTGCGTGAGGCGAAGGGGGAGTTGCCCTCGCGGTTCGGGCGAGACATGACGCGCATGGCAGCGGCGATGACGACGTTCCGGGACGTTGACCGCCAGGTGACGGCAGACCGCCGTGAATCCCTCACGGCGACCAGAGATCGCGCATTGAACACGGCGGTTGAGCAGTACGGTCGCCTGTCCTCTCAGATGCGCCGCGCCCAGAGTTGGCGGTCGCAGTTGGAGCGCGAGGAAGCCGCCGCAGGGCCGATGGGGCTCGACCTCTCCGGGCCTTACGCCGGTCAGGTGGTGCCGACTGGACAGGGTGGAGGCGGGCTGAGCCTCGGTGGGATCGTCCGTCCGATCGCCAGTCGTGCCGGTGAGGTTGTCCAGGCGTTCGCTGACCCCGTGGGGTTCGCACAGGACATCGAGTACGCGGGCGATCCAGAGGGACGTAAGGCCGCCGAGGCTGAGTACCAGCAACTCCAAGCCCGCGCGCAGGGCATGTACGGCGTGAACCTACTGGAATCCTCATACGAGGGTGACAACCCACTGCTCCGTGAGGCCGCCCGCCCCATCAACTACATCCCCGGGCTGAACGTCGCTCGCGGACTGTCGTTCGCTCCGAGGGCCAGCGCCCCCGTCAGGATTGGTGCGGAAATCCTCGGTGCTGCCGCTGGGGTGGCGGCGGGCGACGAGGTTACTGACCGCACAGGGAACCCGTATCTCGGTGTCGCAGCGGGGCTCGCAACGGGCGTCGGTGCGGGAGCCGCAGCAGGCCGTCTAGGCGGTGCTGTTGAGGGGGCCCTACGAAACACCGATGACCTGACCGAAGGGGCGATACGGGCCGCTGAGGGGCCTCTGGACGCATCCACGATGGGACGGCTGCGTGAGGGTGCGACTCCCGGTGCAGTAGACCCGGTGATCCCCGGTGTGACTCCGAGGGGGCGTGCAAACATCCGAGGTGCCACGGACGTTGCTGAGTCGCCATCAGTACGGCGGTACGTGGAGCAGCAGGCCCGCGCTGAGGAGCCCGTGCGGACTGGCATCGTGGAGGCCCTCGGACGCGCCTCTGCCGCCGTGGACACTGACCCGCAGGGGATGGTGTCACGGTTAGCCGGGAACGTCCCCGGCCTGCGGAACGTCCGCAACTGGGACCGTCCCGGCCTGGAGATGAAGCGCAACATCCTCGAAGGGCATATCGCCAAGCGCGGCGTGGAGTCCCAGTTGCTCACCGATCAAGGGCCGCGCCGATACGAGGCGATCCGGGCGATCGACGACGTGTTCGGTGAGGGATCGTCCGGCGGCTCCCGCGTCCTCGACGACGTGCGTGTGAACGTTGACGAACTGCACAAGGCAGGCGGAAAGGAGTACCCCGCGTCGGGGACGGTGTTCGACGCCCTCCAACGCCCCTATGCCTACAACCTCACGGACGAGCAGACGCAGGCGATCCGCGCATGGGCGGACGCAGACGAGGGGTTGCGGGTCAGGCTGAACGAGGAGTACGGCGCTGAGGTGGGGAAGTTCGTCCCCGAGCGTGGCGGCGTCTACGTGCAGAACATCAACAAGTCCGAGGCTCGTCAGGCTCAGTTGGAGGAGTTGGCCCGCCAGGAGGCCCGCACGATCTCCGGATCGGGCCAGTCGAAGACACGTGTGTACGAGTCCGGCTTCGACCGCTGGAAGAACAACGTTGGCCGTGGGCTCGACCCTGACCGTGTGTTCGTCCCGGAGACTGACCTGAACATCCTCGGGTACACGGGCGACCTCAGCAAGGCCAACGCAGCAGGCGACCTGACGTTCCGCGCTGCCGTGGGCGGGAAGACCATCAGCGAGGTCAAGGAGGAGATCAGCCCAGCGCTCACCAGGCTCCGCGACCAGTTGCGGACGGACGTGCAGTCGATCCGGGGCCGCATCAACCGGGCCGAACAGTCCATGCGCCGAGACTCCACGGTGGCATCGCGGCTTGAGACGCAGGCCAACCAGACCGCCCGACGTGCCGACGAACTGGCTGGGCGTGAACCCATCGAACAGTTCGAGACGGCCATCGCTGAACTTGACCGTCGCGCTGCGGCACTCTCGCAGGCAGCCAGCGGGCCAGCGGGCCGCGCCGACCTCGCGCGGCAGGGGATCGAATCCCTGCGTGACGACCTTGCTTCCCTGAAAGACCAGTACGCGGATGTGAAGCGGGCCTACGACGCCGTTGACCCGCAGGACTTCGTGCAGTCCAAGTCCATCCCCGGACGCTACTTCCCGACGAAAGAGGCGGTGCAGATCGACGAGTTAGCACGACCGGCGAAGGACAACGTGATCACGCGCACGCTCGAAGGCTGGCGCTCTCAGGTGCTCGCTGGTGACGTTGGCCCGCTGACCGGCATCCAGGGGCTCATCCTCGCGGCCTCTGGCCGTGCCGGGGTGACTCGCGCCGTGGTGGGGTCGCTCGCTGACGCCGTGAAGAACGGGGACGCGCTGACGGCGTTCCGTGCTGAGACGATGCAGCAGTTCCTCCGTGAGAACGCTGACCTTGTGGATGAGTTTGCGTTCTACACCGGGCGCAATGTGGGTGGACGGCTCCCGGCTGAGATCGGGCAGGGTGGCCTCCTTGCCAAGATTCCCGGATTCACTGACGCGAATGAAGCGATGTTCAACGTCGTGACCCGCCGTCAGATCGAGATGTTCGGGCGTATCCGTGACGACCTCGTGAAGGCCGGGTACTCGGCTGAGGAGGCGGCTGCGGCTGCTGGCGACCTCTCGTCGAAGGTCGTCCCGCTCATGACCACCTCGCGCCTCGGCCAGAGCGCGGCGAAGGCGCAGGAGCAGCGGTTCGCGCCGACCTCACTGGGATTCATCCGCCAGCCGCTCGCCCTCACCGAGGAGGCGTTCGAGACGATGGGTCGCATGGCGACGGGCCAGACGGTCACGCCGCGTCAGAAGTTGGCAGTGTCGATCTACACCCAGTTCATCGGCAACCTCATGGCGCTCGGTGTGACCTCTGCGGCCATCAATGCCATCGCGACGGGCGATGACGTGCAGGACGCGATCACGGACGCGCTCGACTCGGGCAGCCGTGCGTTCATGGCACTCTCCATCGGTGACAAGCGCCTCCCGATGGCTAACCCGTTCCGATCCCCGCTCCGCGTTGGGCTGAACAAGCTCCGCAACACGCTCAACCTCGGCGTGGAACCCGTGACTGGGAAGGACATCAGCGCTGACGCTGGTTCCTCGGCGGTCAACTACGTCACCGGGCGTATCGGCCCACCGCTCCGCGCTGGGATCGAAGCGACGAACGAACTCACCGCCGCCCCGTGGGAGCGCAAGTACCAGGGCGACAACGACATCCTGCGCCTGCTCTCTGCGGGCGCGATGCTCGCCACGGGTGCGGCCCCGATCCCCGCTCAGGGCATCGCTGAGGAAGCCAAGTCTCAGTACGACGAGGGCGAGTTCAAGCCGCTCGACCTCTTCGCCACGGCGGCTGCGGAGACGGCGTCGTTCTCACTGATCCCGCAGGAGGAGCGCAAGCAACTCGACTCGAAGGCGCAGCAGGCGTTCGGTTCCCCGTTCAGCGAACTCGACCGTCAGCAGCGGCGGATGGTGCTGCTTGCGAACCCCGACCTTTCGGACGTGGCGCGTGACGACGTGCGTGAGCGGATGGAGGAGTCGGGCTACAAGTCCGCCGAGGAACGTGCGTGGTCAGAGATGGCCCCCGAGTTCGGCGTCAAGGCCTCGACGTACAAGGAGTACCGTGACGGGCTGCGGGCGGAACTCGAAGGCGAGGGCCTGGAGCGTTCGACCGTCGATGCCCTGCTCCGTGAAGACCCACTGTCTCAGGCGTACAACGACCTGCGGCGGGGGTTCGAGTTCGAGTGGATCGCCGAGAACGCCGACGGGATGAGCGTGGAGGCGTATGACTTCGGCCTCATCCCTGACAACGAACCGATCCGCCAGATGCTCGGGGTGGCGAAATGACCACGGCCACCGTCCTCGTGCGCGTGTTCTGTGACAAAGACTACTGCCCCGCACGGCGGACGGGCGTACCTCAGACCATCGGTGAGGTATCTGGCTCCTACCGCTTGAAGTGTCCCCGCTGCCGTCAGTTCACCGAAGGAACCGCATAGCCGTTGTAGCGGTTGCACGGATGCCCTAGACTCTGCGTAACAACCGGCCCCTCTCTGAGCGCTGCACAGCGCCGCACCAGCAATGGGCGGCGCTTCCTTGCGTCCGGAGGGGGAATGTAGGGGAGAGAGATGGCAGAGCAGGAGCAGACCGCCGTCCTTGACGCGGAGCAGACTGCGACCGATGTGACCGAGCAGACCACGTCCGTGGCTGAGGCGGTTGCAGGTGTCGCGGCTGAGGCCGTAGAGGGTGGGGCTGAGGCCGCTGAGAAGCCCGAGTATGACCTTTCCACGCAGGAAGGGGTCATCGCGTATCGAGCATCGAACCCGGCGTTTGACGCCTATGTGAAGTCGCTACAGGACTCTTCGTTTGCTGCTGGCAAGCAGAACGCGCAGAAAGAGTACCGACTACAGCAGGGCGTCGAGGACGTGGGGCGAGCGGCGTTGGAGTCGCTGGCCCGCAAGCATGGGTTTGAGCCCGACGACGATGACCGCGAGAACCTGTTGTGGGTGAAGGCCAACCGGGATGCCGAGCGCGTGGCTGCCGCCGAGAAGGTGATCTTCAAGGGGCTGGACTCGCTGGGCCTGTCTGACGAGATGAAGGCGACCTACCGCGAACAGATCGCGGAACTGGCCGACGACCCCGACCGTCTGGAAGGCATCGCCCACCAGATGTTCGAGGCTGGCTCCCAGGAGATCGCCCGTCAGCAGATCGGCAACCTCACTCTCGACGGCGTCCCAAAGGACTCCCGGCTCTGGTCTTCAGTCCAGGCGCACATCGCGTCTGAGTTGGAGAAGGAGATCGAGGCGTCGAAGGCAGAGCGTGACCCGGTGGACAACCCACCGCGCCGTCCTGCTGGGGGTGCTCCTGCCGGTGCTGAACGGTTCAACACCATGACACCGGCCCAACTCGCTGCACTCCCGCCAGACGACTGGAAAGAGTTTCAGCGCGTGAAGGCTGGCGTCTCCTAACTAGGAGTCACCACGCATGAGCGTGAATGAGAGCATCCAGCAAGCAGGCATCCCCGAACTATGGGAACCCTCGCTCCTGCGTTCGCTTCAGACCCCTCTCGTCTACGAGAGCCTGACCACGAAGCAGTACGAGGGCAACTTCAGCAACAAGGGCGACACCGTCCGGATCATCACCACGGCTGACCCGGAGATTTCCGACTACGACCGTAACGCCACCGTCTCGGGTGACGTGCTGTCGCTCGCCGGTCAGACGATGGTGATCAACTACCAGAAGCAGTTCAAGTTCCGCGTCAACGACCTCGACATCAAGCAGGTGCTCCCTGCGTTCGTCGAGGAGCAGATGGCGCGGGGTGCGTACAAGCTCAAGGAGCGGCGTGACAAGGACATCTCCGCCGTCATGGCAGCGGGTGTGGCTGAGGACAACAAACTCGGGCAGTACGCCATCGGCACCGGCCCCGGCCAGGCTGACATCTACGAGCTGCTGCTTGAGATGAACCGCTACCTCGACGACAACGACACCCCGGCGGACGAGGGACAGCCGCGCATGGACCCGGACGGTGGCCCGATGGGCGGCTTCCGGTTCGCGGCAGTTCCCCCGATCGTGCGTCAGATGCTTCTCGCCGACCCGCGCAAGTCCTCGTTCAACACGAGCGAGGCGTTCCGTGCCTACGGCGACCGATACTTCGGCCGGAGCGCCGCCGGGCTGGAACTCTTCATCACGAACCTCGCGCCGTCTACCACGGTGGACAACGTGGCGTACCGGACGGTGATCGCCGGTTGGTCTGAGGCGACCGCGTTCGCGGCGCAGTTCCAGCGGTACGAGCGCCAGCGGATCGTCGGCGCACTGGCTGACCTGCACCTCGGCGTGGACGTGTACGGCGTCAAGGTACTGCGCCCTGACAACCTCGTGTCCGCGAACATCCGGCTCGCGAGCTAAGGGGGTTTGAAATGGCAGACGTTTCCGTAGCGGTCGTTACGACCGCAGCAGTCAACACTCGCTCGGCTGACCTGATCGGTGCTGGCACGGCCATCACCACGGGGCAGACGTTCGAGATCACGGGTGTGAAGGGCGAGACGCGGAACCTCCTGATCTTCGTCGAAGAGACGGCTGGTTCCACGGCTACCTTTACGTTCGACCCAGGCGACCTCCCGCCGTCGATGCTGAACGGCCTCAACACGGGCGGTCTGGACATCGCAATGGCGGCGAACGACCTGCGCCTTGTCCCTCTGGAGCCGGGCCAGTTCATCCAGTCGGGCGGAAACATCACCGGCTCCCTTGTGGGTGGCGGGAAGTTGTACGCCCTGCGCCAGCCGCGTGAGCAGTAAGGGAGAACCGACATGGTAGGTACTCCTTTCGCAACGGCGTCTCGGTACGGCAGTACGTTCGGGACGGCGGGCGACTCGTTCGGGCCGACGTTCTACGTGGACACCGTGCGGGGGCAGGCGGGCAACTCCGGCCTGTACCCCACCGCCGCGTTCAAGACGATGGCAGCGGCCTTCGCTGCCCTCTCGGCGCTGAAGGCGGACGGTGGCGGCATTGCTGCTTCCAACGCCACGATCTTCGTCTCGGGACACGTCACTGAGCAGGTGGAGACGCCTGCCGACGTGTTCGGTGTGCGGATCGTGGGGCTGGTCAACGGCAACCCGCGTCACACGACCGACGGCGGCGTCGTACTACCGGGAAACGGTGTGGACTGGGTTGCTCCGGCATCCCCGACTGCGGATGAGCCGCTGCTTCGCATGAGTGAGCAGGGGTGGGTGGTCGAGGACATCCTGATGGTGCCGGGAAACGGCATCGCGGGGATCGAACTGCGGCGGGAAGAGACGGCAACGTACTTCGACCCATCGCACTCGGTCATCCGGGGTGTGCGGTTCATCGGGGCCAACACCACGGGGACGATCGGCATCGAGGACATCGGTGGTTCGAGCCAGGTCACGGTCGAGGACTGCACCTTCGACACGCTGGCGTCGGGCATCGTGAACACGTCCACGAGCATTTCGAACCCGAACCGATGGGTAGTCCAGGGGTGCAAGTTCGAGAACAACACCGAGCACATCGACATGCCGTTCACGCAGTCGTACTTCCTTGACAACATCATGGACGAGGCGACGGTGAACATCGACTTCGCTGGTGGAGCTGGCGGAAACTTCGTGCTACGCAACCAGTTCTCGAACGCGGCTGCTGACATCACGATCTCCGACGGGTACACGCCCGGTACTGCGGATGTCTGGTTCAACCAGGCGACTAACCAGGCCGTCTACGGCGTGCCTTCCTAGCGGTTCAGGGCCGGGGAACGCCTCCCTCCCCGGCCCTGAACCATAACCTCGGGAGGTAGACGCCAGAACCGGAAAGGTGGGCGCACAATGGCCGACGCAACCCCCATCGGGCAGAGGACTACTGAGAACTACGTTGCCTCGGGCGTGATCGCCTCCGGGGCGAGCCAGAGTGACACGTTCTACCCCGGTGGTAAGAACTTCATCAAGATCGAGACGCCTACGATCACCTCGGCGACGCTCTCGTTCCTCGGTCAGATATACGACGGTGGGGCGTTCGTGCCGGTGTATGACGACGCCGGGAACGAATACACCACGGGTTCAGCGTTCACCGCCGCGCGAGTGTTCATGGCCCCGTGGCTCGCCACGTTCTACGCCTTCAAGATCAGGTCGGGGACTGCTGCAAGCCCGGTGAACCAGGGCGCGGAGCGCACGTTCATCGTCTCGGCGACGCGCGGCAGCCGGATTTCCTGATGACCTCATCGCTCGCAGTCCTCTACGGGCTGATGGGGGACGGGCCGGTGCTCGACCCGTCACAGTCCGGTGGCGGTGGGGGGAACTTCACCGACGAGACGCTTACCTTCACGGGCGGGCTGATCACCGACGCCGTGCGTGAAGCGGGCGTCGAGGGTGATGGCCTCACTCCCCCAGCAGGGGTAGGTATCTGGCCTGCTGCTACCAACATTGTCACGCAGTCCATCCCCGGCGCGGATGCCACGACGGGCGTCACGCTGGCGGGCGCGGCTGAGGCGACGTTGACAAAGGTCGCGGATGCGGCAGCGCCGTTCCAGAACTCCTCGACTGACGTGTGGCTCCTCGACAACTCGGCAGGCGGCACGGACGCGACGGTGGACTTCGCCGGTAACGCGACGGCTGCTGCTCACACTGGATCGGCTTGGGCGCGGGCCATCGTCGGCTCTCCCACGGTCTCCATCGAAGGCGGCGGAACTCCGACCGTTATCGCCGTCTCAGCTGCCTACGCGCGGTACTCGCAGTCCCGTACGGCCTCTGCTGGCGACAACCTTCGCATCACGGCTCCCGCTGGGGCAGTCGTGCGGTTCACGGCTGGGCAGTTGGAGACGGGTTCCATCGCTACGCCGTTCATCGTCACAGACGGCGGTACGGCCTCTCGAACCGCTGGCCGTATCCAGATGCCCGTCGCTGACCTGTTCACGGCTACTCAGGGGGCAGTGTTCTACCGCGCCTCTGCTCCGCCGTCACCGGCCTCGTTCCCGATGTTCTTCTCGTGGGGAGACGACTCCACCGACCGCATCGAGTCGTACTTCAACGGCGGAAACTCTATCGCGACGCTCCGTGCGGCGGCTGGTGTCAACTCGTCGGCGAACCGTGCGATCACGCTTGGAAGTACGTTCTCCGGCTGCTCGTCATGGACGGCGACGACTGTTGCGGTATCGACGAACGGGAGCGTGTTCACCAGCGCCGCTAACACTCACATCCCATCCCTCGTAGCCACGTCCGCCGACATCGGAAGCCGCAAGTGGGGCGTTCAGGCGCAAGACCTCTGGGTATCAGCCCGCGTCCTGTGGTTCGCCACCTTTGCAGGGACGCTCACGGACGCTGATGCGGCGGCGCTGAACGCCTTTGGCGACACGCCTCCGACGTGGGCGCAGATCAAGGGCGCGCTTCCTGCCACGGCCCAACTCACGTCACTGTGGAAGGCCGTCGACGACGGATACGAGAGGGTGGCCTGATGCCGACCCGTGCTGACCTGATCGTCGATGCTGTGACCTCTGTCGGTGGGTACGAGGGCACCCTGGGCACCGTGACGACGACGACGGCGGTGTTGCAGGGGCTGGTGAACGCCTCGGACGATGTTAACTTCGCCACTGAGGCGCTGCTGATCTTCCCTGACGCCACGAACGAGACCGACAAGCAGCGCACGGTCACTGGATGGGCACCCCTCACG